CCATTAGATTTTCTTTACGTGAGAACCAGGTGCTTGTGATGCTTTATGAAGAACGTCATTCCATCCAGGATGCGTCTTGATGAGTCGATCTTTCCACTCACCAAGTTCTCCAGAAGATGGACACGTTGATGGATCAGACCAATCTCTATCCCATTCGGGGTTGTCTAGTTTCCACTGATCCCATTCATGGATACTAACCTTAACTTCTTTCTGTTCACCCGTGTCTCGATTAATTACAGGATAAGTAGGCATATTTTATAATAAGGGTCGAATTTATTTATTTTGAAATTTTGATACTGATTTATAGATTCTTTCTTTGAGATCAACTAGATCATACTTTGGACCAAGATACAAATCTTTTAATTTACATGTTTGCAAATTAGCATCTTTCATGAGCATACCATATGAATGTCCAGAATCATCGCATAGTGGGTCAACATAAAAATTATAGTCTGGATATTTTTTTAGTAAAATAGAGTTAACTACTACATTATAAAACACACCACCGGAAAGAACAATATTTTTACAATTATAGTTGTTAACTATCATATCCATTCTTTGAATTATTTTCTGTTCCAATGCTTTTTGAACAGCATATGCTAGGTTAGATTTTTTTCTAAGTGAAAAAAATCTTTGAAGTTGTGGATAACTTACATCATTGAGTATAGAACTTGCCGTAAATAAATTCATATTCACATCTAAGTTATCACCAACTAAGATAGGAGGAATTTCATCATCTGGTTCTCCATATGCAGATAATCCCATCGTTTTACCGCATTCATCTTGACCAAAACCAATAAACTTAGTAATGATTTCGTAAACAATTCCAATATCCAATACATTATTAACTATTGCTTTATTTAAATTAATATCATTGGAAAATTGATTTAAGCTAACATACTTATCCTCAAGAGTATCATATCTATGGGGATCAAAATTTACATATTTTTTTTCTAACTTAAATTGACCATTTTTAACGTGAAAAATTGAGCAAGTCTCATACAAGTCAAATGGTTCCAAATCACTTTGAAATAAGTTAGAAGTATTTTCATACTTTCCCCAACCATCAACAACTAAACATATTGCTTCATCATATCCAGAAGAATAATATCCACATGAAGCGTGATTTAAATGATGATAAGATACACTTGCTGGAGAATCATAGTTATATGATTCTTTTATACCAAGCTTTTCTAAATGCAACAGTATCCGATTTATAATTTTTTCAGTACAATTTGCGAAATAAATCTTGTCTAGATTATTTGTGTATTCTTTAACATATTTTAATGAAATTAATGGAAGATCATGATCTCGTTTCTTCCTAGTGACTCTCTCTTCTTTTAGGAAAAGAATTAATTCACCATCATGAGATAATGTAATACTGGCTCCATGTCCAGCTATGTTTATTCCTAAATTCCATCCCATATCATTCACCCAAAATACATTTAAAAATTCTCTCTTTTAGATCTTCTTTAGAATACGATGGTCCCAGATATAAATTTGTAATTCTATCTCTATTTTTGATATTTGGATTTGATGAATGATATTGTAAAAGAGCACGACCAATAGACTGTCCAGCATCATGTGGAACTGGATCAACAAAGAAATTAATATGAGGAAACTTTCTAACTAAATGAGAATTACCAACAACATTAAATGCACATCCACCGCTCAAAACAATATTCTTACAGGAATAATTTTCATCAATAAATTTAATTCTTTGTTCAAACTTTTCTTCTAAAGCTTTTTGAATTGCATAAGCTAAGTTTGCTTTTTTTTCAAGGGAATTTAAGTTATCTAGATCTGGATAATTTAATGTATTAAGTGTCCGACTTTGAGTAAACAAATTCATATTTGCTTTTAGTTGTTTATCAAAAAATATCGGAGGAATAGTATCATCCTCTTTACCATAAGAAGACAACCCCATTGTTTTGCCACACTCTAATTCACAAAATCCAATAAAAGAACTAACAACTCCATACATAACTCCAATATCTAAGTGATTTGAAACTTCAATATCACTTCCTTTAGATTTGAAAAAATCTTTTATAGATATCGATCCTCCATCATGACGATTCCATTGATCAATGTCGTGAAGTCCATCAGTTCTATATGGGTCGTATAGAACGTGTTTATAATTTACCGAAAAATTGCTTGGATAATTTGATTTAAAAATACTTGTAGTTTCATCACAAGAAATACCACCATCATTCCAACCACCATCTGGCCAATTATCTAATGTGTAAAAATAATTAGATGCGGATCCCCATCCATCTATGACTAAACAAAATGCTTCTTCGAATCCAGAAAGATAAAATGCAGATGCTGCATGATATAGGTGGTGAAAATTAGAATTATCAGTATTTGCAACATAAATTCCAATCTTACGAAGATGATTTGAAATTATAGTTTTTTGATCAGGAGTAACGTTACAAAGAACCAGATCATCAAGATATTCAGTATAGTCCTTTATTAGATCTAAGCAAACTAATGGAGTGTTACCATCATGTTTTATTTTAGATATTCTCTCTTCAGCAATATAAAGAACTATTTCATCGCCATGAAGTAAACAAATTGATGCGTCATGTTGAGCAATAGTTATTCCTAGTATCCATTGTTTATTCTTCATATTCATTTTCGACAAGAAGTTCTATTTCTGGAAGATACAAGTAATTTATTTTTGAATTCTTCAAGGTATGTATAGCATCTTCGGGAGTTTCTACCAGTGGATCACCCGCAAGATTAAACGATGTATTAAGTAAAATAGGAACACCAGTTTTTAAATAAAAATTTTCAATCAAATTATAATAATGAAAATTTTGCTCTTTGGTTAAAGTTTGAATTCTACAACTTCCATCAACATGAATAATTGCTGGAATTTTTTCTTTCTTATCATCCCTACACTGCAAAGAAAAACTCATGAATGGAGATTCATCTAAACCCATCATATCAAACCATTCATTTGCGTGTTCTAGTAAAACTGTCCCAGCAAATGGACGGAACATTTCTCTTTTCTTTACAATATTTACAATATCCTTACCATCAGGAACTCGTGGATCAAACAGAAGAGAACGATTTCCCAGAGACCGAGCACCAGCTTCAGATCTACCTTGGAACAAGGCTACGATTTTTTGATTTAGCAATTTTTCAATTACAAAATCATAAGATACATTCTCAAGAATTTTCATATTTAACCAAGATAAAGTGATGTTAGTGGATGCTTTTCTGTAGAATTTGTTAGTTTATACCAGAGATACTTTGCTGCTCCTAAAGAAGTTCCTGCGTCACTTGCAAGAGGGTCAATGTATAGTTTAACATCTTCTGGTAAATCGTCAAAGTATTGATAGTTATTCAAGCAATTAAGAGCATATCCACCACTTAAAATAACATTTCGTGATGAAGATAATTCTAATGCTTGGGCAATTAATTTTTTAGTATGGTTAAGAGTCTCATCCTGAAGTTTTTTAGCAATTCTACTCTTAATATAGAAATGATCATCAAAGTTATCTGGATGGAAAGTGTCTAAAAATTCTTGACTAAAGGTGATTTTTTTAATTTTGGAAGATGTAATCTCTTCACCATTGACCTCTACAAACCAATCAATAAGTTCAAAGTCTTTTGGATCAACACGACCTTGGACTTCTGCAGCATATGAAGCCAACCCCATAACTTTTCCAGCATCTGCACCATCTTCAAATCCAAGAAGGTCGCAGTAAATATTAAACATTTGACCATTACTCCATGTAGAAGTAATTACATCCTTATCAAAATGAATAACTACCTCATCCTCATCAGTAAAGGCAAGTCTATCAAATCTTTCTGGAGAGCTTGAGGAATATCCCCAAATCTGCTTTAGTTTTTCTGGAGACTTTCCATAAGAAAATTGGAAGAATGATTCAGTCTCTCTGAAAAATTGTTTATCAGTATTACCAAAAACTTTATTGATAATTTTTTCATCTTTTAAAAGAGATCCACCACCATCAAGAACTAAACATACTGCATCATCAAATCCAGATCCATAGAAACCATTTGCCGCATGATAGATGTGATGATTGTTTCTTTCAAAAACATACTTATCATAAGTGATTCCATTGTCTTTAAGAATTTTAAGATAAAGATTTATGTAATACTCATCATTATCGGATGTATCATTAGATCTTTCTCTATCAAATGAAGTAAAAATTATATAATCAACATGACTTGTATATGACTTAAGTTTGTCTATGAAATAAAGTTCGATTGTTCCATTTACCAAATCATCATAAAAGTTATCATCCTGGTACATGAAGTTTTTAATTCCAGCAACTCTTTCATCTTCAAGAAAATAGATTGTTTTACCATCTTCAAGAAGACATGTTGACTGATTATGTGAAATATTAATTCCTAAAATTTTCATCTTATTTATTTTCTACGTAGATAAGTTCTGAAGTTTCTGGTAGATATAAAAATTCTAACTCAGAATTTTCTAAAGTCTCAATTGCATCTTCAAAAGTCTCGACTAAAGGTTTTCCTGCAAGATTAAAAGAAGTATTTCCTATAATTGGGGGATTTTTTCCTCCTTCATAAAACTCTTCAATAATTTTATAAAAATTAGGATTCTGTTCTCTCTTTAGAGTTTGAATTCTACAAGTATTATCTTTATGTAGAATTGCAGGAAGGAAAGGTGCTTTATCTTCTTTTACTTTTACTGCATAACTCATAAAAGGACTTTCTTCCATTCTTTTCATATCAAACCAATCATTAACATGTTCGATCATGATTGTACCAGCAAAGGGTCTCCAGTGTTCTCTCTGCTTTATTTTATTAATGTATCTCCTTCCACTGGCCATAGTTGCATTGAAAATAATTGATCTATTTCCCAATGCTCTAGGACCAGCTTCAGATCTACCTTGAAATATTGCAATAGGAACATACTCACAAAGTAATCCATTAAGTTGATAAGGTTGAAAATTTTTAAGTATCTTCATTACAAAATTTTTAAGTTTCTTATTATTTATTATTCGATAATAATGGAAGGTGCATCAGAACACTCTGGACAATCTTTAGGTTCCCATCCAAGTGCTTTAGCAATATCTGGGAACTGGCAGATAAAGACACATCGTGCTGCCTCTGCGATGTCCATATGCTCCTTCTGAGTGCCGTGAGCAGAGCGTAGGTCAATATAATGGATCCATGACCGTACAGAGCCCTTCATGTAGATTCTGGTGGGGGTTGCGAGTGGAAGCACAAACCTTGCACATTCCTTTGCAACACCTGCATCAAGCATCTTATCGTAGAGACGTTGGGACTCTTCGAAGTGCTGTTCAATCATTCCTTCAAACTTTTCCCTTACATGCTCATCAAGATCATTCGTTGAGTTCTGACGATTCTTTTCATCCTGCCTACGAAGCTCAGGAACCTCAGGAAGATCAGTCAGAAGCTTTGTATCTGCATAACGTTGCGAAAATTCTTGAAATGTGAAGCTCCTATGACGAAGCACTTGTGCTGCGATACCACGAGTTGTATTAATCTCAAGAGTCATATCTGCTTGTTCAAAGATAGACCAATGATTTTGTTTAATACAATACCGAAGAAGTCCTGCTGCAGTATCAAAATTAAGTTGATTGTTTGGATTACTTACACGAGCATTATATGTAATTACTTCTTGTGCAGACTTACCAGCAAGTTCTCCTGCACCTTGAGTAACAGCAATCAGTTTAACACTAGTCATTCATTATTCTCCCAAGTTTCTTTTTCTTTCTTACGAAGTTTTTTAAGCTCTTTCATCATGTCTTTGATTTCCTGATAAGCAACTTCAGGACTCATTCGATTAGTGATTTCAAGTCCAACAATATATTGAACCTTATCACCAAATCTAGCAAGTGCTCTTTCAAAAGCAGTTAGATCTTCATACATAATTTTTAATCTGGGTAACCATCGTCATCTGAATAAATTTCATCATAATCCAAAATAGGAACATGTTCCTCATCATTAT